GCTATTTTTAACAATTCAGCATCTGGTAGTTTTTCTAGTTGTTGAACTGTTTTATCAAGATTTATATTTATTTGCGTAGCATGTTCTGGTGCAAATAGACCGTGGAGCTTGCACAATGAATCAGTGATAACCTTTTCTTCGGTCGCGGTTGCTGATTTACGGTGGGCTTCTAAATACATAGAAGTAGCTTGTTGCTTATCAAACTTAATTTCTTCTTTGAATTCATCACGCATTTTGGCCACCATCTTCTGTACAGCTGGTTTTTTAAAGATTTTATAGACATGCTCATTATCCCTATAACCAGCGGCTCTTCCTGCAGCAGCTTTAGACATTCCTCGGAGATGATATAATATGAGGCGTTCTTCTTGAACACTTAGCTCATTAAGTTTGACGTCCGCATAAGGATAATGAGACTGAAGCTCGGCTCTTTCTTGTTCAAAGTTTTCTTTATCACTCATTTTCTTTGAATTCTACTATATTTTTACACCACCAGTACAATAAGTCTTCGGATAAACTGTGTTTTAGTATGTTTACCCGACTACAAACTAGTTGAATATTGCTCGGTATATACCAAACAGTTGGATCTATTCTATCAATTGAGGCGTTCAAGTCTTTTTTACCATTACCATCTTTGTGATAAGTCATATACAAATTGGTAAGAGCACATTTACCTCCTTGTTTATTCCAAACTGCTATTAAGTCTTCTGGTTGAATATCCCAAATTACGTCTTTATTATTTTTAGTACGAGAATATTTCAAATGATGGTATAAACTTTTCAAATATGCTTCTGGAGAACCACTTTTTTTCTTGTTTCTCGCAACAGTACGGCAAGAAAGGCAAATCGATCGGTAGAAAACTCCTTTAGCATTTGAAGACTTATATTCACTTTTTGGGAAACTTTTCCCGCAACCCGCACATTTCTTTGTGCTCATGCTTAGTCACTATATATGGTAATAAATTTTTTGTGAAATTTTTTTCAAAATATTTTTTGTCTATATCGCTCAGACACCGTCTACTATCATCTAGTACGCCTGGCCCCTTCCCCGATTTTGGTTTTGGAACCTTGTTTTTGATTTATTGGCCTTGGAACCTTGTCCAGGTTCCGCGGCTAACCTATGCGGTGCGTGGTGGATGTGGGTATGAGTTGTATCCATGTAATTTAAATTAATCTTGGAGCTTGTTATGTACAAACTTAATGAGAAAGAAAAGAGACAGATGAAACTGTATGTCTACTTCGGTAGAGAAGATGACACACACTCTGACGCTAGATACTTGCTTAGGTATTTAGATGGCAGACGCCTGTATCGAAAGCTGGTCAATACAATGGTAGAAAGAGATTTAGATTTCTACTCACCTGAGTATGCAGAGAAAGTCCATCAAGAAATAATGGACGAGCAACAGTATCCTTGGAGATACTAGCGCTCCCTACCGGTCGCTTAAGACTAATGGTTTAACAACCATTAGTCTTGAATACTATCATGGGAGTAGTGGTGTTAGGTGTTAATACATCTAATGTTTTTTAACTTTTACTTGGAGATAATATGAGTAAAGTATATACAATGAAAGTTCGTCGTTCATTTCAAACAAAAGACGAAGATGGTAATGATGTAACTAAAAACCGTTGGCCTGCAATTGGTCGTAAAGTCGTAAACGACAACGGTAATGAAGTTTATCATTTTGATTTCATGCCTGAACGCGGGGACGATGGTCAAATTGAACCAGTCCATGTGTTCGCTGAAAAAGGAGAGAGTAATGAAAAGTAAATACACTATTTCAAAAGCCCTAGCAGACACAACCAAACTTGGTATCAAAGGTATCAAGCTTGGTTTCATTGGTCTTGGCTATGGCATGGGTGTAGCAAACAAGCTTGCTGATTCAGCACTTGAAGCTACTAAAGACGGTATCTCTCTCTCCAAGAAAGAGCAAAGCGACGAGTCACAAGATTCGTCGCCCATCGATACTCAACAACCTATCGAAGATGTCAGAAAAGACTTATTCGATAAGTACATGGAACAAAACCCAGAAGGTTCTTGGGAATTGTTTCAAGAAGAGTATCACTATCTCTTTCATCCAGATGAGATAGGAGTAACAAAATGAGTGAAGTATTCTTTACCTTTGGAACTCTGTTCTTTATATCTACTATCATAACTCAAATGGTCGTAGCTTATACATATGTCAAGTTTTGGACTACCTGGCTTGATAATTAATTAACCCGAAGGGCTGAGATATTCTTAGCCCTTCATTCTTGGAGAATGTAATGACTTATTTTTTTACAACTATTTTTCTTACAATATCGGCAGTCCTGTTTTTTGTAACTGGTATGGTTTATTTCAACTATGTAGCTGTTTGGAGTGACGCAAGTAAAGCCGATATTCTAATAGTATTTATGTCAGGTTTCTTTTCTGCTTTATGTTTTGGTGCTTTATATACAATATATGAAGTTAAATCAAAACGTTACATTGGTAGAAGAACTAGAATAAGAAGATAATTAACTTGGAACAGGGTGTAAAAGCCCTGTTTCTGTTTTTTAAAAGAGGACATGGACTAGCGCCCATGTCTTTTCATGGATCTCGCTACGCTCGATGTCGCTCCTCCCCCCTAGCGGGGGTCGTCGCTCCAAGAATCGAGTGTGCCAACTACTATCATCGGGGTATAATACTACTATCATCACGTAAGTGATGTGGACTTCACGAGTAGTGGACAACTGTCTATGAGTATTATACGAATGTCCAAGGTGTACCGGGTGTACCACCTTTGTACCAGCTGTTTTACAGCGTACCGGTACACCGGAAACCCTTATTTTTGCTGAGCTTTTTCCAAAAAAGCGTAAAGTGTACCGAATGTACCACAGGATTTGCGTTAGCTTTAGTAATGGACCGTGGACCGTAGTTATTAAATCGTGGTTTAAACCAACATTTAACCGGTACAAATGGTACACCTACCACGAAACACAGCTACCGCACGGCTTTCGGGTGTACCACTAGTATTTTAGTGCTGGTACACCTTTATAGCATTTGTCAATAAAATCAATGACTTAGGGTGTACCAGGGTGTACCACAAACAATCGCTCCTTACCAGTCGCTCATAGCTCACCGGCTACCGCTCGGTTCGCTTAACAGACTATTGAGGGTGAGGTGTAATTAACTAATAAATATGGAGAGTATTATGAAAGAAACAATTATGTCTTACATAGATAGACTACCTGATGAGCCTTATACCCAAGAGAGTCAAACTAGACTTGAGAAGATCATTAAAGAGGAGTCAAAGAATTCAAAGCAGCTAAATAAAAAAGCTACTTGAATAGGTGTATTTACATGAGTAGATACGAAACATTAACCATTACTACTATAGGAGTAAATTATGGCAGATCATTTTGATCCAGCTGACCAAGAGGTCGGCCCTGAGTTGGTGGTCGGAAACGACACACCAGAAAGTGCATACATCCCAGATACCAACGGTGATCCCGAAGGTGCTGAGAAACGTGCAGTGCAAGCAAACATACAGCTACCAGATTGGTACTTTCGTAAGCATGCACTAAATGACTTTGGTAAACCAGTCTTCAACAAAGCTGTTGCAGATGGCATTATGAAGGTCTTTGATGCTAAGTTCGGTACGCCGATGACTTACAATGAAGAGAAGCGTGAAGACGAAGAAAAGTACTTCGATTCACAGTGCAATCAAATCATTGATGGTCAAAGAGTGTTGTTGGAAGTTGACCCACAATCAACTGGTCTTAACTTTCTACAGCTTTGTACTAGAACGTGGTCAGAGTTCGCTAGCATTTGCTACGAATATCAAGACGCTATGTCATCAATTACAGTTGCGGAAGATATCCCCGACTGGTTGATCCAGCGTGAAGAGAAGATGTTGCAACTTGGTCGTAAGGCTAGATTGCTAGCGTCAGCTCTTGACAACATTGGTCATGACTTTGGCTTGCGTAACATTGAAATTGAAAGATTTCGTGTTGAGAAAGCTGTCCAAGACAGACTGCAAAGACTTGCTGAGTACAATTACAATCAGCATGCCGATGCATCTGGCAAAGTCAAGCAAGATATGAACACTGAAAGCACTGCTCATATGAAGAGTATTGTGAACAATGCCTAGTATCTTAAAGCCTAGCTAGATTATTCAACTTGAATGTTAGCGTAAGGTAACTACCAAGTCCTACCGAGTTAATGTTTCGATTGCTCGGTAGGCATTTTTTTATCAATCGAGACATTTGTGCTAAGGAGAACATCAATGGCTACAAAAAGTAATGTACAGATAGTGATTAATCCACCTAATTTTCAACAAGTTAAGTTGAAAGTGACTGGGTTGACTCCACTAATCCAAAACAAAATGAAAGAAACCATCATTCAACAGATGGAAGACGCTCGTAAGGGTAAAGCTAAAAAGGCAACGCGTGTGCCTTTTGACCCTAAGAAAGAGTATCTAAAGTCTGCATATTTGCAAGACGATGGTTCTTTTGGTTTTCCAGCTTCAGCCTTTAAACAATGTGCTGTGCGAGCTGGTAAAGGTTTGGGTTTAGCAATGACTGACACTAGAACGTTGTTCTTTGTCGTACCAAATGCGCCAGATGGCGAGTGCGTACAGATCAAAGGTTCTAAACCAGTTATGCGTAAAGACCCAGTTAACGTTCAAGGTAACAAAGATCTTAGGTTCAGACCTGAGTTTAAGAATTGGAAAGCCGAACTGCTTGTTAAGTTCGATGCTGACCGTGTTACTGTTGAGCAAATTGCTAACTTACTAAACCACGGTGGTCAAACCGTTGGTGTCGGTGAGTGGCGTCCAGAAAAGAATGGTACGTTTGGTACCTTTCAGGTAGGTAAATAATGCGTAAAGTAGGTAGACCTAAGAAGGAAGATCAAGTAGATCTTCTGGATCAATTACAAAAGATCCACAAAAAGTTTGGTGGCATTACACCTGCTCGAGTAGTCAGTGAAGCTAAGCGCAAACGTCATCCGTTGCACAAGTACTTTGATTGGGAAGATACTGAAGCAGCTAGAAAGTGGCGTTTGCACCAAGCTAACAGCATGATTAGCAGAGTGCAGATTATTGTTTCACCACAAGACAAACGTACAGTTAATGCGTTTGTTAGTATTACAGATGATGACAACAGAAGGTTTGTTGCTATGGCAGAAGCCATGAACGACAACAAACTAGTGTTGCAAATCTTTAAACAACTAGAAGCACGTATTGATACTTTACAAGATCAATTGATGGCACTTAATTTGCTTAAAGGTGTTTCTAAAACAGCAATTACTAAAGCTAAAGCGCCAATTACTAAAAGGCGTGAACAACTAGAACGTAAGGTAGCTAGAGCTACCAAATGAGGCAGTCCAGTCTCGGCGTGATACAGCGTGCCGAGGCTAGGTTTGGTATGGCAGTCGAGGTAAGTCACTGCGAGTTGGGGTCTGTTGGCGTTTGGTATTGTAAGGCAGTTAAGGTAGGTTGCGTCTCGTTGGTGTGAGGTGGGGCAATGTTTGGTTAGTTAGTGCAAGGCAGTCGAGGTAAGTCATGGCCCGTTGGCGTGTGCTTAGGTAAGTTGTGATCATGGCAGTCGTGGTTGCGTCCGGTGGGTTCCGGTTTCGTGGGTTGCGTTTTTGCAAGGCAGTCCAGGTGGGGCGTCGCATGTTAAGTTACTGTGAGGCAAGATCATGGCAGTTTCGTCATGGTGTCGTGCCGTGGGTTGGCGTTTGTCCTGTTACGGAAGGCAGGTATTTAGTACTAGAGTTAGTAGACATCATATGTTCTCTCCACTAACTCTAGTCAAATTTTTTTATTTAAAAAGTGTGCTCGTACAAATTCCTCTCGGCAACCCCCTTATGCTCCTATGGAGCAACGGCGGTGCCTCGAACCCGTACTGGCCCGGGCTTTGGCACCTGCGTGCGTCGCCCGCCAGAACGGGATTTGTACCTTCGCAAACTCAAACTTTGTGCTCGTACAATTGTCGCGCGGCGTGCTTGACAGCACTTGCGCTAAAATTAGTACCTTCGCACAAACAAGAGAGTCAAACTTTGTGCTCGTACGTCGTTTAGAACGCCGTACCTTCGCACATACAAAGTAGTATAAAAATTTTGGGAGTCAAAATATGAAATTAATACAAAAACTGTTGCCTAGTTATTTGGGTATATTTAATAAATTAGGAGGTCACATGACTACTAGATTATTCAGAGCTACATTTTTGGATATGTTTTCACAGCATACTATTGTGGTGGAGTTTGAAGCTCCATTTCCAGTAGATACTGAAAATGTAGATTATGGGAAGCTTGCGACCCAAAGGTTGGGTGAGATGATTCGTAAAGGCGAAGTCGCAATACGAGACATTGAACCTGTTGAACAACAATAAATTTGATAGAGGAGTAATTATGTCAAATACACAACAAGTAACGCTTGATGCTAATACGCTCAAGCAAGAGATACGTGACAATATGCGTGTCAATCTTAATACCATGATCTGGGGTGGGCCAGGCATTGGTAAGTCAGAAATACCACAACAAGTGGCAGATGATCTAGGAGTTAAACTACTAGATTTTCGTGCTAACTTATTCGACCCAGTCGATGTGCGTGGTATTCCACACATTACATCTGATGCAGTGCACGGTGATCAAACTTCATGGGCAGCACCAGATATTTTTCCAACTGTAGAACGCGATGGTGAGCGTGGCATATTCATGATTGATGAGTTACCAACTGCTCCACCAGCAACACAGAATGCATTTCTACAGTTACTACTAACTCGTCAGGTTGGTAACTATACTATGCCTGACGGTTGGTCAGTGGTATCAGCTGGTAATCGTCTTACTGACGGTGCTGCTGTGTATCAAATGCCGAAACCTGTGTGTAACAGGTTGATGCACTATGACCTAGAACCAAACTTAGATGTTTGGTGTGACTGGGCATTGAAAAATGAGATACACACAACGCTGGTATCATTCATGCGTTACCGACCAAATCTTCTGTACAGCTTCAAAGCTGATGAGTACGCTTTTCCTACTCCTCGAAGTTGGTCATTCGTCGATAAGCGTTTGAGGCTTACAGATGATATTCATGCAGATAGGATGTTTTACGGCATAGCCGCTGCAGTCGGTGACGGGCCAGCCGGTGAGTTCTTGGCATTTGCAAAAGTAGCAAGCAAGTTACCAGATATTGATAACTTGATTCAAAATCCTACAACGTACATGCCGACGGACGATCCAGCTGTTTTGTATGCTTTGACTGGTGCGGTTTCAGCACGAGCTCAAGACGACAAAATGGAAAACATTATGAAGCTTACAGCTAAATTGCCTGTTGAGTTTCAGGTGGTTTTGGTCAAAGGTATTCTTGCTATTGATCGAAACTTTATACAACACGATACAATCAATGCTTGGATTCAAAAGAATTCACAAGTTGTTTTGTAACAATCACGGAGAAAATTATGGCTACAGTTAGAATGTCTAATGAACTACTCAAACAATTGTGTGAACAGTTTGTAAAAGACTACAGAAATATTAATCCTAGACCTTCTGTCAACACTCAAGAAGAGTTGGGCGTTGAGCTTTATGATACGTTTGCTAAACCTTTGTATGAAAAGGTAAAAGCAACGTTTGAAGAAGTGCGAGACGTTAGTACAGATGGTGTAGTGTGGGATGTTAAAGAACATATTAAAAGTGTCTTTAACAAAGAGTCTTTTGTAAAAGCTCTTATTGAAGTGCCTGAGTATCACAAAGAGCGTAAAGACTATCGTCAAGATGGTAAAGACATAGATTACGGTCTTAAAGATTATACTCAAAGGTATGTGCTTGATCCAGAGAATGGAACAACTCTGCATCAGGTTAATATAGATTTACCTTTTGAAGGTAAGTTTGTTGGCGATAGATACGGTGCTTCTGCTATGAATCTTAGTAAAGCAGCAGATCATGAACTAACTAAAAAAGTTTATACTGCTTACAATAAAGAAGCTGAATACGACCGTACTCTTGCTGATAAAACAGCTGACTTTTTTGATATGCTTGATCGTTTTCAAACACTTAATCAAGCTCTAAAAGCTTGGCCCCAACTTGGTAACATAGTAGAAAAGGTGGCGCCAAACAAAATGGTTACGATCCACAAGAAAACGGAGCGTAAGAAAAAACAACAAGACCAAGCACAGTATGTTGAACAAAATGCTGCGGCATTTAACAACGTAATTCTTGGTTCACAACTACTAGGAGATGATGATGATTCCTGAGTTCACTCGTGCTAGAGCACAACTACTATTGAAACAACCTTTCTTTGGTACGTTGTGTTTACGTTTGACACCAATTGAAACAGAAGACATACCTACTGCAGGTACTGACGGTAAGCGTTTGCTTTACAATCCAAAGTTCTTCTTGAACATGACTGACCAACAACGTGTTGGTTTGCTTGCGCATGAAGTTATGCATGTAGTATTTATGCACATGGCACGTCTGAATGAACGTGATCATTATCTATGGAACGTGGCTGGTGACTATGTAATCAATCTTGTGGTTCGTGATGCAGGATTGCAATTACCACCAACTGATTTGCTTGATGACAAGTATGCTGATATGACAACTGATGAAGTCTATCGCAAACTTCAAGAAGACCCAGATTCACAACCTCAAGGAGGTGGCGAAAATGGTAAAGAATCATTTGGTAATTGTGTACAAGAGTCATCAGCTATCAACAAAAATCCTGGTGAGTTTGAAGCTGATATGCGAGTAGCAATCAAACAAGCTGCTGAAGCAGCTAAGGCCCAAGGTAAATTGCCAGGTAGTTTGGAATCTTTACTCGGTGATCTAGTCGAACCAAAAGTTAACTGGAAAGAACGTTTGGCTAGATTCTTACGTAACAACAACAAATCTGATTACAGTTGGCAAAAACCTAATCGTAGGTTTATTGGTCAAGGTTTGTATTTGCCTAGTATGTACGCACCATCTATTGAAGAGATTGGTGTTATTACTGACACGTCAGGTTCACGTACTGATGAAGAGCTTAATCAAGACCTTAGTGAGATATCAGCTATGTTGATTGATGCTAACGTCGACAATGTACATTTTATGCAAGCCGATACTGAAGTAACTGCCGAAGAAACATTTACCCGTGAATCGTTGCCTTTGAAAGTTACTATGCAAGGTCGTGGTGGTACAGCTTTTGGGCCAGCCATTGCAGAAATGGCAGACAAACATCCCAATATCTCTTGTCTTATTTATCTTACAGATCTTGAGGCAAATGACTTTGGTACCGAACCACACTTTCCAGTTGTGTGGGTATCTAATTATTCAACGGAGGCACCATATGGTGAAATTATCAAAACGAACTAAACACATGCTTGGAGTTATTAACAAGTATGCAATACGTGGAGTTGTAGGATTACTTGGTCTATTTGCTATGGCTATGCTCTTACAACATATTCTAACATTTCTTCTATTGGCTATCGTTCTAGCTAGTATGGGGTATTTATTATGGAGGTTTGAGTATGCCAGCTAGTATCGTATCAAGTGTAACAACGGCGCTATGGATTCTTATTGAGCTAATTCAATTTGCATACATGGCTTATCTAATGTGGAAAGGGAGGCACAATGCTAACAATCGGAATATTCAGCGCGCTCGGGCTACTGTTGCTAGCGCTTAAAGCAGGCGGCAAAAAAGCTATTGGTCATGATATTTTTGTAGATATCATGATTACTGGCACACTTATGATTGCATTTTATGGCACTTACAGTGGCATGACTGCAGCTATGGTGGGTGGTCTGACTGCTTCTATTGTTTTGTTTCTTATGAGAAAAACAATGAGACATCAAAAACTTAAACTACAAAGTGTGCAAAAGAAATTACTTGGGTTTAATTTGTCTGTGCCTAAACTTACTTGGCAAGACAAAGAACCTGAGTGGCGTAAGCACAATCAGTATTGGAGAAAATAGTGGGTAAAATGAACCAAGCATATCAAACAGCACATGAGTATCAATATCTTCTATATGAAGGACTTGAAAACTTTTTGCGTATGCTTGAACTTAGTAAAGCAGACGTAAGTCAAGCTATTCTTACTGAAGTACTTGAATATGAAGTTGATCTTCATGTTGCTAAACAAGAATGGTTTGAAAATAATTTTCAAGAGTTTTTTAATGCTTATGTAAAAACAGAATTAAAACAGGGTAAAAATGAATATCCTTTAGAAGGTATTGATATTTACAATGTTAATACTGAAATACATGAAGAGCTTTTTATTAAGTTTAACGAGTTTTTATTAGATCATGGTATATAATATTTTCATGACGTATAAAGATTTTGCTTTGCGTATGTATTCTGAGAATTGTAAAGAGCGTGCAGCATATAATTCTGCACCGTACAATTCGTTTTTAGAATATGAAAAAGAAAACAGAAGTTTCTTGAAAAAGAAATATACAACAGGTAGTTGAAACAACCGGTTGCACAGACGGAAGGTTCCGGACATCTATGGAGTGCTGGTGGTTAATAGCAAAACTGAATAAGAGGTATAAATTACATTGCATTCTCAATAGAGGTGTTAGTCAATATATTAAAAGTAACCTTGCGAACGTCAGTATAAGGTGATGTAAAGTCATACAACTGCTTAAGCCTAGATACCAAGCTATCTGTTGTATCATTAATACGATAGTGAGTAATTGATACGACCGCATGCTGGTTAGAGATCTCAAAACTGCACAGAAGCTAGAGACCAGTGTAGCAACGCTTGATACCACCTTACTCACTATCTTTAAAGAGAAAAATTATGGACAATGTAAATCAACCCCCACACTACAACACTGGAGAAATTGAGTGCATACAAGCTATTCAAGCTTCTATGACCACTCGACAATTCCAAGGCTACTTGAAGGGTAACGTTTTGAAATATATGTGGCGTTACGAATACAAAAATCAACAAGAAGATCTTGCTAAAGCCCAATGGTATTTAAATAGATTAATGCAAACTTATGAAAAAGGAGAATCAAATGGTAAATCCAAATCGGAGGATGACTCAGCATCGAATTGATGGCAAAGGCTATTTCAACAAACATCCTTACAACAACAAAGAGTCACGTTGGTGTGACTTAAATGAAGTACCTTATGCTAGAAATGGGTATCTTTATGGCCCAGAAACTATTGAAGATCAAATTACTGGTATAACTTATTATCAAATAGATTTTTACAATAACACAAATTTTTATCGTAGTTTTTATGATGGCAAGCTAGATCCTACAATTTTGTTTAAAGAAGGCGACACGCTTTTAATAAGACATCAACAAGCAGATGTGCGTTTTAAAATTACTGAGTTTAGTCCTAGAGCTAAAAATATGATAGGCACTAGATACTTAAATGTTGCTTGGCAGTTTGATTCAGAAGGTTGGAATAAATATAAAAAAGAAAAAGATATTTATAAATATTCCGTTAATTCACTCACATGGCAAGATCAAATTGCTTTTTGGACTACTGGTTCAGTATTAGCTGGTGCTCAACCAAATAAGATTGCTAGAGCTTGGAGCTGGACAGCAGTTACAAAAGAAACTTTACTTAAGTTACAATTATTGGGGTACCAATGAAAACTAAAACTAAATACACTAATGGAGGTTATTTAACTCAAAGAAGTTTAAATAACATTAGATATCAATTACAAAAACGAGGTAAATTGTGCCAGAAAGAAAAATCAACAGCATTGCAGACGCAGTAAGAATTATTGATGAACTTGTTACCAATGAAATGGAGTGGTCAGATTACACTAATGAAGACTTGCAAAAAGCTTGGAACATTATTAAAAACAGAGTGCAATGAAGATAATGCGTGCTGAATACATTAGAAATAAATTACATTATTTTGGTGAAGATTATGAATTTACTTTGATTGATGAGAAGTATCATAATTATGCAACATTAATAATTAAACCACAGCACATAAAGTTCGTTAAAAATCCTAACAAGATAACTAAAACTCAAGCTATAAAAGAATGGTTTGCGGCAGAAAACGAAATAACTAGAGAACAAAACAACGCTAAACGTAGGAAAAAGAACAATGAAACATGAACCAATGACTATGAAACAACATATGGAAATGATGAGAAAAATCAGAGACCATTTAGATAGTCTGCCTAAAAAAAGGGAAGACCGACCTGGTCCAGGTGTTAAACGTAAAAAGAGCCCACCGAAGTGAGCTCTTTAAACATTAACAATTGATACTAGGAGAATAATCAATCCTCATAGTCTAGGATAAATTTACTCTTAAGTAAAGTACCCAGTAACTGTAAATGTACCAGCAGCACCTGTACCAGGAGCGACTTGTACATGAATATCAATAGTTGTATCACTAGTAAACTCAATTGGTTCAATTGCGTCATCATCTGCACTTAGTGCACTGAATAACTCAATACCACCACCTTGACCAATAGTAGATCCATCTTTGATTGCAGTAGAAGTACCAGTTGTTTCAGTAGCTGTGTTACTGTGACCGATATCTAATACAACCGCAGGAGATCCAGCTGTGTCAATGTCAGTAGAAACAACTCTTAATGCGTGCAGAGTTTCACCTGCAAATGCATCTAAAGCTTGTACTACATCGTTGAGTGCTAAAGCAGGAACTGAGATTGTAGCCTTTCTTACAAACATTTGCCCTTCTGGGAAACCTTTGAAAGCTTGGTTAGTTTCTACGTTACCACTTTTTCTTAAAGTTGCTATAGTAGCCATTTAATCACCTATAAGTTAGTTAAATTTACGTACCACAACCTTT